AACACAGGTGCACAAGGTAACACAGGTCTAACTGGTAACACAGGTGCAACTGGCGCTGCAGGCGCGATCCTTGCAATAAACAACAACACAGGAACAAGCTACACCCTGCAACTAACAGATCTTAATGACCTTGTAACTTTGAACAACGCCAGTGCGATAACACTTACCGTGCCTCCTTCAGTTTTTAGTCCAAATGACGTTGTTAACATCACACAGATTGGGGCAGGACAGGTTACGTTTGCTCAGGGGGCAGGAGTTACGATAATCTCAACCGGGGCAACTGCCTCGGCTCCTAAGCTAAGAGCGCAGTACTCAGCAGCCTCAGTCATATGCACAGCAAGTAACACTTTTTTAATAGTAGGCGACGTTTCTTAGCGCACTTATACCGCTGTTTATAGAGTAAACGGCGCCGCGCCACTAACTGCTTACGGTCGTAGTGCTGCTGGCGCGTGTACGCATTGTTACGTGTTATAATACTACCATCGTAAAATCTTACGTGTAAAGATAAGAAGGTATAAGACATGCTTGCAGTATACATGGTAGTCGCGCTGGGCCTTAGCTCATTGGTGTATTTGATCATAGAGTCGAATATAGAAGATAGACGTAATAGACGCAATAGACAAAATCTCTGATAGGTGCCATAAGGTTACTTTTTCAGCATGACGTGATAGAATAATTAAATGTTTAGAATGTCCTTATACGCACAGCCGCACGTTAGAGCGTCTGGGTCGTACTACGGGTACGCGTACACGTACCAAGAAATAGCAAAACATTTAAGGCAGTATACGCACGACGGTAAGCAAATAAATATTGATATAAACTCTCCTAAATCTAAATTGCAGCTTTACTACGGATCTCCGCACGGATTTTTTTATGATCATCAGTATAAAATACAGATGACGCAGTGGGAATCAACGTTAGTACCTCCTCATTGGGTTGATCATGCAAAAAGCTATGATGAGTGGTGGACTGCAAATAAATTTGGCGCAGATGCTTTCATAAACGCCGGTGTTCCAGCAGAAAAAGTGCATATATTTGAGCATGGTGTCGATGCGTCGCTCTGGACACCAAAAAAACGAGGAACAAGAGACACTATAAGATTCTTGCATATAGACTCCGGGTCTCCAAGAAAAAGAGGTTCTTTAGCTGTGGAGGCGTTTAAAGCTGCATTTGGAAATAACTTTGACTATGAAATTACACTAAAGTATAGTCACCATGCTGCATCTAAGCAGGACTGGTTTGACGAAAAAATTTTAGAGAGTCATGGAGAGTGGGAAAGCATAAATGTTCGTCATATAAAAGAAAATATGACAATAGAGCATTTAATTAGTTTATATCATTTTCATGACATTTTAATATATCCTTCAGAAGGAGAAGGATTTGGTTTAATACCTTTACAGGCGCTAGCTACAGGAATGCCAGTTATATCAACATCAAGATGGTGCAGCTACGATCAGTACTTTAATGATAACATCATAGAATCTCATGAAGGAATTTCAGACGTTGTCGAAACATATACTAGGCACGGTAATGTTGTTATACCTCACTTAGACTCCATGATCGAGCTTATGAAAAAAGCCGCAAGCAACATTGAAAGTCAGTCCGAACAATTCTACAATCAGGTGCCAGATGTAACCAGTAAGTATGACTGGCAAAAACTAACTAATTCTGCCATGGATAGTTTAATATCAAGAGTAGGTATTGGCATGTTTGAGAATTCTGGCTATTTTAAATGAAATACACGATAATGCATGTCAACGATCGTGCAAAGGACAACATGGAGTATAACAAGCTAGTTTTAAAAGACTTTGACTACATAGATGATATAGAGTTTTTTAATGGAAACGTAGGCAATGCCTTTGACGTTCTCGATCGCATGGGGATTAGATTAAATGTTTGGAGTCCTTATGATGGAAGATCGTTTGCGCCTTTGCCAGGAGAGTACGGAGTCTGGGTTAGCACGATTAGAACCTGGCAGTATATTGTAGAAAATAAGATAGACTCGATGCTAGTGCTAGAAGATGACATTCTATTAGAAGAAAGTTTTGTAAATAATTTGAGTAGCTGTGTAGGCCAATTGCCAGAAGACTATGATTTTATTTCACTTTACTATTTTGAAGGGCAAAATGATGTAGATAATAATACAGATTTTGGTGCTAAAAATATACATAGATCATTAAATCAGTACTCGGCTGGTCAGGCAACATTGTATTCTTACTATGGCGCTAAAAAATTATTAAAATTAGTTTCTAGGCATGGAATTGAGTACACTACTGACTGTTTTATATTTAATAAGTCGCAGAAAGGTTTAATAAGCGGATACTCGATAAAACCAAATGATTTAAGTTTTTTAAAGCATGACTATAAAAACATCAAATCTTTGATTGATACAGAAAATATTAGAAATGTTGAAATGTAATGAATATATTTTTTAATAATCTTCCAATATACTATATAAACCTAGACCGTAGAACAGACAGAAATACTTTAATGTTGCAGCAATTTGAAGAGCTAGACATTACTAACTTTAAAAAAATAAGTGCGATAGACGCTACTAAGATAGTAAACAGTAACGCACCAACATTGTCTAAACAACAGTATGCTTGCACAAGTTCACATATCATGGCGCTTATTGAATTTTTGCACTCTGGCAATGAATATGCCATGATCTGCGAGGATGATGTTGACTTGCGTAACTCGCTAAAGCTGTCTTTTAACTTTAAGGAACTATTTGATATTCAAAATGCAGGATGCCTACAGACATGTATCGTGCTTAGAGAAGAAGATACACTAACCTTTAACATAATAAAGCGCTCTCCATGGTATTTTAGCACTGCTTCATATATCATAGACAGACCCTACGCTAAAAAAATATTAGATTTATACTATTATAGGCAAGACGCTATAGATTTCGATTTGTTTACGCGATATAGTGTCCCAGACCCTAGAGGAGGCACTTTTAATATAGAACCAACAGCTGATCAACTAATGTATGATGTCGATGACACAAACTCTTTTCCTATTTTTACTGTAATGTTGACGGCATCTGATATACTAGGCTCAGACGAGTGCGCTAGACAGTTTATAAAAAGTAGAAATGACTTCATAAATTATTGGAGTAAATACGAGATCGTAACCATCGATGATATAGAGGTAAATGTATGAAGGTAGTGCTGGAATTATGAAAGTTGCCGCTTACTCTATTGCCCTTAATGAAGAAAAACACGCCGCGCGCTGGGCGGAAACTACCAAAGGCGCTGATATACGCGTCGTGTGCGACACTGGATCCACAGATCGCACCGTTGAGATCCTACGTGAACATGGCGTTATCGTTTATGAAGTTAGCATAAAGCCTTGGCGTTTTGACGTTGCGAGAAATGCAGCACTTGCGCTTATACCGTCTGATATAGACGTATGCCTAAGCTTAGATCTTGACGAGACTTTAGAGGAAGATTTTTTTGATAAGGTAAAAGAACACTGGGTGCCTGGCGCAACTCGTGGTTGGTGCGATTTTGACACGGGGCACGTTTGGTCCATGTGCAGACTACATTCACGTAATGGAATGTATTGGAAGTGGCCTATTCATGAAGTGTTTGTCCCTTCGTTAGACACTAAGCAAGTCGACTGCACTATACCTACAAAGATGTATCATAAGCCAGACAGCTCTAAACCTCGTAGTCAATACTTGCCTATGCTTGTCGCGGCATGCGCCGAAGAAGGGAGCGCAAAAGATCACCGTCTTGTTACCTACTTATGTAGAGAATACACATACTATCGCGAGTGGGAACTTGTAATATCGACCGCAGAAAGACTTCTTGCATTTAGTGACGACTGGATTGTTGAACGCGCAGCTGTTTGCCGGTGGGCTTCGGACGCATGTCGAGAATTAAATCGCTTAGACGAAGCTATGTCTTGGGCAGATCGCGCTATAGAGCTTGATCCGTGCGGAGAAAACTATTACACAAAGGTAAGTTGCTACTACTCAATGAGAGACTGGGGCGGAATGTGGGAAACTTCTAAGCTCGTTGCCACGTGCGCGCCAACAAATCATTATCTTTCTTCCGGGTCTTTATGGACGTGGCAGCTTAACGACATGCGTGCGTTGGCAGCTCACAACCTTGGCGACAAGAAAAAAGCTGTGCTATACGGTCAAATGGCGCTAGACGCTAACCCTACAGATCAACGCCTTGCGAATAACATAAAGTTCTATGAGCAGGGGATTGAAAATATACAAGAAATTAGTGCAGCTTCAGGGCCAGCAACTTCGATATTTGAAAGTATATATAAGAATAGCCACTGGGGAAATGGCAGTGGCCCTGGATCAACTGAGGAAGCAACAGTTGAATACAGAAAAGTAGTGCAAGAGTGGGTTAATAAGGAAGAGATTAAAACAGTGCTAGATCTTGGGTGCGGAGATTGGCAGTTCTCAAAGCTTATTGACTTTTCAAGTGTGCATTACACAGGCGTTGACGTTGTGCCAGACGTTGTTGCTCAAAACGATACAGCGTATGGAAGCAACAATGTAGAATTTGTTCTATCAGACGCACTTAATTTTGATTTCCCCAAGGTAGATTTAGTCTTGTGCAAGGACGTTCTTCAGCATCTTCCGAACACTGACGTTGAAGTAATTATAAAAAGAATACAGAAAGCTGCAAAGTACGCCTTGATATGCAACACAACGTACACGCACGACAGTGTCAACTACAATATTACTGCAGGTGGATACCGCGGACTAGACTTAAAACTTCCACCATTTTCAATGGAGGTAGACACTGTACTACAGTGGGAAACCGCAGGAGCGCCTAAAAGAATAGACCTAATAACAAGAAAAGACTAAAGAACGTCTGGGACGTTTATAGCGTTATACTTAGCTTCTCTAGTCTCCGGATCTGCCAATTCGTTGTACATCCATGTAGACGCGTCTGCATTTTCAGTTAACGTAAGCACTCCGTATATCTTTCTATTGTCTAGGTACTGATCTACATTATTCTTTCTTGCTGACTCGGAGAAGACCATATACTCCCAGCGATCAGATTCTTCAAGATAGCTAAGAGTGCCAAGATGCTCTCGCTTGATTAAGTATGTGCAGTGAACGCAGTCTACTTTATGCGGCTTACGCTCATTCTGATAAAGAATTTGATAGTAAATTGGTTCAGGTACTACCGAGCCGTAGCTATCTACTATGTAGTGGTAATTAGAATAATAGCGTCCTTCATGCCCGGCAAGACGACCTTTTTGATCTTCGCTGTCTGGATGCTCTGGTGTAGCTACAGCGTATCTAAGTAGTGGCGCAACAATAGGGAGATCAAGTGCGACTAGTTCTTTAAGTGTTTCAGGGTATATAAAGTTATCGGCGTCAATAACAAAGTAGTAATCGCTACCGGCGCGTATAGCTTGACGTAAACTTTCTTGACGTATTTTGCCAAGAACTCTAAATCGTTCTCCGTTCCATTCGTGCACTCCGTAATTTTCAACCTTAGTAGACACGTTTGAGCAGTCGAACAAGTAGTCTTGATACTCGCTACCGTTAGCAGAAAGCCACTTGCGAAGAATTTTTTCAGAGTTATCTGTATTGTTATTTGTTCTTACGTACAGAAATATCTTATCCTTAGGGTAGTCAAGCTCTTCTAAGGTTCTTAAAAACAAAGAAAGAACAGCTTCTTTTTGTTTTACTAGTACTGCGATAAATACGGTAGGAAGATCAGCATCATTCATAGACATAACATATCATATCTATTTGGCTATTCTTTTGCCTTTTTACGAGTAGTTTTCTTAGTCTTATCTCGTTCCTTCTTAGCGATCTTTTCTTCTCGCTGAGCATGGTACGCGTCTACCGCATTAGCGCTTGTTCGTGAGCGCCAGGTAAAGTCACACGCCTCGCATTGAACAAGGCGCATCGTTGCCCAGCGTCCTCCCCCTGGCACATCTACAACTAATGTCTTAAGTTTGTTTGGTCGCGCGTTACACGCAGGGCACTGCGGGAAACGTTGACGACGAGATTCTTGCCCGTTCCATGAAACTGAAAGAGTACGACGAATTTCACCTTCGTCTTTTCCTCCCCAGATTCCCCAGATCTGTCGATGTTCAAGTGCCCACTTTAAACAGTCACGACGAACAGGGCAAGAGAAACATAAGTTCTTTGCTTGATACTTTTCAGAAGGTTCAGATGAAAAGAAAAAATCTCTTATTCCTTCATTTTCTTTTAGCGCACATGCAGAATCTTTCTGCCAGCTTAAGTCTATAGAAGCGCTCATTCTGCGGTTACCTCTACCCAGGTGATGGAAAAGACTTGATCAACTACGTCGCCTTCGCGAGTTTCGCCTTCTTCATCGCAGGCAAGCAGATCTGTGTCGCCATCTACTTCTCCTGCGTAGCCATACGCAACGTAGGCAGACTCTAAAAATTGAAAGCCTTTTCCTAACGAGACTGATATTCCATCTCGTTGTAGGGCAGAAGCAAGAGCGCGGCGGATAAGTTCGTTCTCTAGATCAATATGATCATCGGTAAAAAATACTATAGAGTCGTCGTTAAGCTGCTCGTAACCGTCTCCGGTCCATTCTTTCCACAGAAGTTCGCCTATACGCGAGTCTTTCACTGTCTCCCCTTACGCCGCCGTATGAGGAATATTACACTGGAAAGTCAGCCATTGCGCGGATAAACGCAGATTATTTTAGAGTAATAAATTACCTAAGGCTAGGTGTGAAAGTGTCTCTAAGAGTCACTGAGCAATGCCTACATATTGTTGTAGGTGCCTAGCTGCAAGACCCCGTTGACATCAGGCCATAGGTACTGATAGTACTCAGGACGATAACCTTTATCCTCTGGCCAGTTAAACTGAGAGTACCAGTCGTACTCTTTGCGTAGTAAAGCAATGCGGTGGGTAGAGGCAATTTGCTCGTACGTGTCTTTGTCTTTAAACCAGTAAGGAAAGGTAAGCTCGTCGCTGATACGCCCTAGCTCAAGCGCGCGGACTAGTGTTCCTTGAATCTTAGGAATCATTGTAGATTTGTAACCACGAGCTAGCCACTCGTCACACATCGTAGTTGCGTATATAGATAAAGCTTTTTCGTGACCTTCCCACATCTTTGCCGCAGGATGATTGCGCCAGCCTTTAGGGTCACGGTGTTCGCCCTGTGGATTTAGCGAGGTGAGTACTAGCATAAGTTGCCATGCCTCAAGGACCTGCTTATTAAGGCGCTTGTTGTCTAGTTCTTGAGCAATACGCTCAAAGGAATCAGTATGAGGTACAAATGTTTGCATGTATTCGTCCGTTCGTCATTGTGTAAATTATATCAGGCTGGATTGTCCTCGGGCGGTATTTCATCAAAAGGAAGAACGTTTTCTTCGTCCATGTCCATTTCCATATCCATGTCAGGTTCTTCAATGTCATCAGCCGATACGTATATGCCTACTACTGTAACCTTGCTGCATATAAAGCATTCGCAGACCGTTCCTGGCGACAATTTTATAGGTACGTTTACGCTAACTAACCGCGTCAGAATGTTCCCTTCCATATCTACACTTTCGGGTTCCCACACGCTATTTTCTTCGATCCAGCACCGTTCACAAAGCGGAACAAGATCATCGTTGTAGTCGCGTATGCTCATTTAGCGGTAGTCTCCATAGGGCTACTGTACCACTTATTCTTAGCGTAGTGTCTGGAGAATCCTTTGTCAGCGTCAATAAGATATTCACGATCTCCGATTAACTCCGCGTCCGGGCCTTGTGGGTTACCGTCAAGTGAGTCCTTAATCGCCTTTCCAATCCAATTTGCAGCTTGCACTGGAACAGCCTTGCCCCATACAGCCGCAAGGTGTGAGTAGTCGCGTGAGTCTTCAATATTCCAGTCATCAGGAAGACCTTGCATACGAGCAGACTCACGGTGCGTGATAAGTCGTGGTTGGGTTGGGTGCACTACGTGATCTAATGCAGAGCCGGTAAGCACGTTGCACCAATGATCTTCTTTCCAGCGGTACGGTTGCGAGAAGCCCAGCTTAAATTCCTTGCGAATAACACGAGGAGAAATATCAATCCATTTCTGTGGAAAATTACCATCATTTAAGTCTACGGCTTTCTTTAGCGCACTACCAGTATCGCCATTGCCTTCCCAGCCATCATTGCCGATGATGCTAAAGATCTCTTCTATACGCTGAGCATGTATGTTTGATTTGCCAATGTGGCCGTCAACTAATCCATTTTTTGTACGTAGATGCGTAACGTACTTTGATGGAGACGGCGTGGTGTACTTTTGCTTATTCCAAGTCTGAGGCATCTCTGCAAGATCACCTATGATGTCCATTATACGTGGAAGTTCTTTAGGCTCGGTGATTGGAGTTGAAAACTTAAGGCCAGACTCAATAGCAACCCAGAAGTAACGTGGGCGATACGAAAATCCACCAACCTGCAGGTTGTTTTCCTTAACGTGGTATAGATCGTATTTTTTACCGGAGACCTGCTCGACCATGTCGCGATACTTAACCATTACGTCGCGCCCCTGGGTGTATGCCTGCTGAACGCACTCGAAAACAATAGCGCGTGGTTTTACCCGTCCAGCATATTTCATAAAGGCTACGGTATGCTCGTGCGCCTTAGAGTCAGGTCCACGATTCGCAGGACCAGACCATACTGACCAGCCTGAGCAAGGAGGACAACCCATAACTACATCAGCTTTTTGTACGCGCCATTCGCTAGGGTCGTCGGAAAATTCTGCAGTCCAGTCGTTCCCAAGAAGATGACGGTTGTTTTCAGCTACAACATTTCCAAAGTTTAATGTACCAGTGCGTTGAATCATCTTCATATCGTTCTGCACAAAGCCAAGACTCATAAACGCTGCAAGGCCGTTACAGTCAATAAAGGTATGTTGCGACATCGAGCTACCTTTCGTAGTTCCTAGGGTAGGACCTTATACCGACATCAAGTAGCTGGCGTGCTTTTACGCAGAAAGATTAGCTTTTTTCTCTAATTCAATCATCCCGACTTCGTACCCACATCCGGCATACCCTGCAATATCAATCCAAGTATCTGCTTGGAATCCAGATTTTGACGCGTAACGTGCAACTTTAAGGCCAACCATCATCATTCCAACATCTTCATTTGATATCGTAGTGCCAAGTATGACGGACCAGATCTTTGCAATTCGTTCAAAGTTTTCTTCTGGCCCCCCGTACTGCACGTCTCTATCGCCAGAGATAATTTTTGCAGCCTCGCGTAAAGCTTCTACGCGATATTGCAGAGGATCACCAGGTGACTCAGCCATTCTTACCCTCTATCTTTGTGCGGATAGTTACATACGCAATTAAGACTCCGTCGTTATTTGGATCTTCACTAAAGTCTCTAGCCTTAAGCTCAGAGTCAGGCGGTAGCTCCGCAGAATCGTTATTTACAAAGCCTTGCCAGCTTTTCTTTGCGTTAGCAAGAATTTCATCGATGTTTCTTCCTCGGACTATAAGTTCTACGGTAGATCGCATTAACGGACTCTTTTCTCTAGTTGGTGCGGTGAGTAATGTGCGCCGTCTAAGATAGGTTCTTTATCATCTGTAGACTTAAATATAATGTCGCCATAACGGATTCCTACAACCTTACCGCGTCTCCCGTTATGAATAGCGCCAGTTGCGCCGTCATAAGCGCTAGCTTTAACACGCACTTCGTCGCCTAAAGTAATTGCGCCCGGTTGAGCGTCAGTCCATAGTTCATCAGGATTATTTTTTACTGCAGCATGTCCGAGAGAAAGACGGCTAAATAGCGCTATAACTTCTTTCTGCTGGTTCACCGACAAGGTAAGATCTTTCCAAGTTGCAAGAAGTTTAAGTGTAGCGTTGCCTATGCCTACTTTAGTCTTTGCATCTTGCATCTCAGATCTAACCCACTCATCATTAACTTCAGGCACTGTAGTCTACCTCCTTAGGTAAGCACTTCGAGCACATGTCCGGGCTAGCGCCTCTACCAACGTCGTCGATAGCTCTAGTGCACAGAGAACATTTTACGCCTTCTTCTTTAACTTTGTACCCTTTTAGCTGTCTTTCTTTATTGCGTTCCATTTTCTCAACGTAAAACTTATTGAGCATCTCGTCTGTTCCACCCGCCGCAACGATGATATTTGCGACAAAATGTAGAACATCAACAGCTTCCTTAATTACTTCTTCACGGTCCGCGTAAGGGGCATCGTGCTGCCAAGGCTTCCACGAGATTGCCTGGCGCATCTCTGCAAGTTCATCGTCTACCGCTAGCATATTCCAACGTAGATACTCTACAAACCTGCGAATGTTCTGAGGCTTATCGCCTTCCATTTCTTCGTAGTTAATAAAGTATACGTCTTTTTGCAATTCACGGGTACGTTTTAACCAAGAATCAAATAAAATAGACATGCTATCCTTTCTTAGAATATAGTTTAAGAGCGCTAGATAGCGCTATTGCCGCGTCAGTGCGTGTAGGTATTGCGTCTGTGTATTCCTTGCGTTGATCTTTAGCTAGTGTATTTCTTTCTTCCTGCGACATATCTTCTATCCTTGAAGCCAAGTGCGCCCATGAGCTGCCTATCGCGCTGCTTTCACGCCAGTCGGTTGCTACGGGAGTTAACGTGTTGATACATTGTATAAGTCTGTACGACCACCATGTGCCGTTTAAGTGTGGACTAAATAGCGCGCCTACACCTGCGGCAATCTGGCTCTCTACCTGCGCGTCTGTCCAGCCCTTGTGCCACTTCATAGGAACGGTCGGCCTTTGTAATGTTGCGGTAGTTGACTTTACCCATGATGAAGAATAATTTTCTACTACCCACTTTTCACGGCGCTCTAGTTCTATAACGTCTTGATTATTTATAAGATAAGAATCTAAGCTTATAGGAACCAAAGAAGACGCAGCGCCTGCCGGTAGCTGAGCTGCTACTCTATCTTTATCCTGCCATGGAAGTGAAGGATACAGTGTAGTTGGCCACTCTTTAGTAAGTAGATGCTCTACTATGTCTAATAAGTTTTGAAGCATGTTTGGCTGCGAAGCCGTGTCGTAGCCTTTGCGATACGAGTAAAAAGGCTTAGTTAGGTTGTCTGGGGTCTTAATAATTGCACGAAGACTAGACGTAATACGGTTAGGCTCTGGTGCATCTAAGAAAAGTACAAGTTTATCAGTGTCAAGTAGCACGTCTATTACGCTAAGTGCACCGTAGACTCTATTAGCGCTTAAGCTTGTTAGAGGACTTAGCCCGACTAAGACAGAGTCGTATTGATCTAAATCTTTAGTGTTCCATGAGACTTCAGGATCCAACTGTACTACTTCATGTCCTTGAAGAACTAGAACTGTCCGTATAACACTTGCAAATGACGCAGATCTAGCATTTGCAGATTCTGACGCATGAGAAGCAGACATGCCGGTTATAAGAATCTTGCTCATGCCAAAGTCCCATCTGCGTTACGCTTAACACCTTTATCCTCGGCTACCGCGCGTTCAATGATGCGATTACAGTGCTCTACAAACGCAGAGTATTCTGGGATATACGGAGCAAGTGCAGTGCGTTGTGCCATGGCTGCTTCGTGTAGCTCTGTATCAGACATCTTCTCAACGTCGGTAATCTTTAGCTTATACGCATCACCAAGTGAATCGCCTTCGCCTTTGTCGGTTACAAGAATAGAACCCACATGCGCTGCGTATAGGAAGCGACTACGCCACCAGCCGGACCCCGCGTGTGGATACGGTGGAGAAAGAATTCCCCAGTGATGATTGTAAAACTCGAGGACGTCTTGTTCGGTGTCAAAACGTTGTCCACCAAGTTTTTTAATAAGCTTACGACTGCCTACAATTTCAACTGGCCAGTCTGGATCTTTCTTTTCTAACCAAGTATCATGCGGCATAAGAGCGCCAAGTACCCACGAGCGCTTCTTGCTTGCTGAAGACAGAGGCACGACAGGTTGAAGTGTTGGAATAATCGTAGCGGTAGGGTCTAGAGCTTCAATAGGGCCAACTTCATCAGGCATACGCTTACGTACGCTAGATCTATCTCCAAAAGCGTACATAGGGCACACTGGAACCATACCAGCAGCCCATCGATCAGCAAGTAAGTCACGCGCAGCTTCAACTAATCTTTTTTCATACGGCTTAATGTTTTCATCGTTGTCCATCATGTAGTAGCGCTCGATGTAGCACTTTTTTGCTGCCGCAGGATTTAATTCTTTGACTCGCTCGAGCGCTGCCTCGATATCTGCACGACTAAAGTACGTTGCGCCTTCTTCACCGCGATGTTCTGTGCCTACAAGCAGATGCTTATATAGCATCTCAGGTTTACGAATTAAAGCGCGTGCGCCGTTGAATACTGTGTTAAACTGCCAATCATCAAAGAATCCTACACAAGGAATACCAGATGACAAAGCGTACAGTGCGCCCATTGCCCCTTGGCGGCCGTTTAACGAGTTAAGTGGTGCAAGGTTTATCCACAGTACATCGTAGCTAGAAAGATCTTCGCCTGGAGTAACTTTACGCCAGTCAACATCATGCCCAGCTTCACGTAGCGCTTTAGCAATAGACGCAGGCACGTCAATCTTCTGTATTGTGCGTTTTTCTGTGTTGATTTGCAACGCAGTGAACCCACTCATTAGAACCTTCATGTCCACTACCTTTCTAAGTAGATTTGGAGTATCACCTATTCACTGTACCAGGAACAGGTGATAAACCAGACGTACTTAGTCTTTAGAATGGAGCTGACGGTGGAGCTGCGACTACTGGAGCTTCTGCTACTGCAGCAGCGGCAGGCGCCGGTGCTGGTGCAGGTGCCGGAGCAGCAGCAGGCGCTGGCGCAGGCGCAGGTGCCGGAGCAGGTGCCGCAGCGGTTGCTGCGCCAGGTGTTGTAGCAGACGGGTAGTACTGCTTAATTTCGTTTTTCTTCTGACCTTGCCAGGTACGTGATGTTACCTGTGCACGGAAAGAACGTCCACGAATTGCTTGCTCGATTTGAGCGTTTGAAGGGTTGGTTGCAAAAAATTCACGACCAAGACCTAGAGCGTACATCTTACGAAAGAACATGCCTAGTGCAGCATTGTTGTCTGGAGTAACTACGAGGTTATCCCAAACAAGACGCTTAGCATGCGCTCCGTTTTGTACCTGTGCCTTAACGGCAAACATAGTCTTGCCTGATTGCGAGACCTTTGCGGTAGCTTCTACAACTAGTAAGTCGTAATCGCCATCTGGTAGTGGATCATAGCCAGTTGAAACTTCGCCGGCATCTTTAACTAAATCGCCCCAGTTAAGAGTACTCATCTTTAGTCATTTCCTTTCGTTGTTGGAGTTGCTTGTGGTGTTGGCCCGAAGATCATGTCTAGCATGCGCTCGATTCCAAGGTTTTCTTGTTCAACGATCTTTCCAAGTCGACCTTGTACTCGCTCGCCTGCTTCATATTCGTCTGTGCGTTCTACGTACATACGACGTGCCTTAAACGGTGATTGCAGTGGGTCTGGATTTGGAAAAGTTTCCACTGTAATTGCGCCGAGGATGTCATAGAAGTAAGGTGCTTGAATTGCGAGCTGACCCTGTAGGTACGGACGTGAACGTCCGTCTGCTCCAGGACGCGCCATGGCAGTCAATACAACAGCTTCTAAGGGCTGTGTAGGGTGCATTGTTAAGTCACGCAGGTCACGCAGTAGCGCACCCATATGACGAAGCAACTCGCCCCATTGTTGCATTTTCATCTGTTCAGTACCCGCAATTGAATCCATGCACTTCACTTGAAGTTCAGAGATGGAGTCAATGATAAGTGACTTGAACTGATGCTTTCCAGTTTGTAACCACTGGAATGTTTTGAGAACAACATCGTAGTCGCGAACGTTAACGACTACAGTATCCCAGGTGCCATCGGCAACTGGTGGTTCTTCTCGGATAGGGTCCCAATACTTAACGGTGATAGGTAGGAATCGATGCCCACCTTCAACGTCAAGCATGAGACGTGGATACGGCGCGGTTACGGCGAAGGTTGATTTACCAACCTTTGATTCTCCGTAAACCATGATAGTCAGCGAACGTTGTACGTCAGACATCATTGTTTCCTTTCATCTCTTGTTTGTGTAACATTAGTCTGTTCTCTTTTCTTCTACGCCATAGTAAGCGTACGGATTAGAAACTTCAAATGCGTCTTCTAACGCAGCCTCAGCAGCACTTCCATCGTCAAACATAGGACATATAGAGAAGAATGAGCATTTCCATTTGCAATCGCGTGAAGGACTTGGGTACGCCGCAAAGCGATGATCTGTACCTTCGTCTAGCGCCTTACGTGTTGCAAGCATATCGGTAAGTGTTCCATGGATACGTTGCCAGAATGATCTTAAAGCAAAGACGTTATGTCGGACTTCCATCTGCTCATAGAACGGAGGACGCGCATTAGCAGAACGCTTAACTTTCTTAAGCATAGTAAACAGTCCGCCTTCAGAGCGTTCACCTTCTTTGTTCTGCGCTGTCTCAAGAAGCATATAGGTAAGAATCTGTTCGTTCATGTGCGCCATTGCTGTAAAGTCGGTAAATGACCCACCTACTGTCTTAAAGTCACGGAACATACGCACACCGTCAGCCTTACGACGAACACGCATATCAATCTTACCTTGCAGGATAACCTTGCCGTCAAAGAGTGGCATTTCAATAATCTCTTCTGTAGAGATCATCTCAAGCTCGGCATCAATACCGTTTTCCTCAACCCACTGTAGGTATCCTTCAAGCATTATGCGCCCTAGCTCGGCTTCTGAATCTAAATCGAAAGTATCTCGGCCTTCGTTCTCTAGTAGAATTTTGTCCTGTTCGACTAGTTGCGCATGAGCTTCTTGTAGAGGTATCTGCTTAGAGTAGTACATGTCCAGCGCTTCATGGACGCGTGAACCTAAGGCAAGTGCGCCTGTGAATGACTTTTGTTTTGGCTGTAGGCGACGATAGTAACTTAACCACCAGCGTCTCTTACAATCTTTGTAAGTTTGAATCTCGGAGTTAGAGATTCTTATAGGTTGTGTCATAGCTTTCCTGCCTTATCGTCTTTGAGTAGTGAGAGAAGCTTGTCTTTATCTTTTACGATTTGTTCAAAGTTATCAGCCTTAGTTGATAGAACCTGGATAACACGTTCCTCAATAGAGCCGTCTGTAACGTAATCTGTAACGATAATCGAGTCATGAATTTCAGATCCGATACGGTGCACGCGGTCAAGTGCTTGCTTGTGGTCAACAAGTGACCATGGACGTTGTAGCATTACAAGACGACGAGCTGCAGTCAAGGTAATTCCAACTCCGCCCGCCTGCGCAGTAAACAGAATCCACTTTAACTTGCCAGACTGAAAATCATCAACAGCTTGCTGGCGTTCATCCTCGTTCTGTGCTCCAGTGATTAAACCATGCGGAATCTTAGCCTTTGTCATTTCCGCACTTAATAGCTCAATTAACTGACGCGATACCGCGCAGACTGCAACAGAATCATCGCCAAAGTCTCCGCTGTTTATGTCGCTCATTAAAGAGTCTACCTTGCAAGAAGGCTCAGCAAGTATTGCGCGCATCTCACCGGTGTCTTCGTTTACGTCCATTGTTGCATATGAACTTGCAAACTGAAGTAAACGAATAGTCTGCGTAAGCGCTGAAGGTGCGGTAATCGCCTCTCCCGATTCTAACTCTGCAATCATCGTGTCGCGCATCTGGTCATAAGCTTTCTTTTGCTTAGTAGACATCTCTATATCGCGACGTTCAAACATCATTTCTGGTAACCATGGTAAAACTTTTGCCTTAAGCATACGGCGCATGCGTGGATTTACAGTTGCGTAAAACTCTTGTTCCATGTGCGGCTTTACGCCTAAAACCATCATGCCACCAAAGGCGTTTAACATTACGTTAACCATACGATCAACCCAACGGGTCTTGCTTGGCCACTCTTCAGGCGATAGCCAGTGAAGGATAGACCATAGATCTAAAACGTTGTTTGCGATAGGTGTTCCCGTTAACGCAAAGCGAATATCCGCGTCGCCTGTTGCAGCCCACAGAGCACGAGATTGCTTTGACTTTGGCTCTTTAGAGCGGTGTATCTCATCAGCAATCACTGCCTTAAAGTCGATTTCGTTAAGTTCCCGCTTGTGAACCTCGCAACGATTTATTGTTGTTTTATCATCGTGCCCGCCGCAGTCTGTACAACGAGCTAAGGCAACCGAGCCATAAGGTGCAAGACGCGAGTGAGAGCGCAAGGACTCCCAGTTAATAACGTATACGTCAGCCTCGCCCTCAAAGATCTTCCTACGCTGAGTTGCAGAGCCTTTGATAACTTCAACATCAACACCAGGCCACCACATATCAAACTCGCGCTTCCAGTTTTTCTTTAACGTGTTAGGGCAAACGATAAGCGCGGGGAATACGTCCTCGCCATTATCTTGAAGCTGCTTTAGCGCTCTAATTGCCTGCGCTGTTTTACCTAGACCAGGTTCATCTGCCAGTAACGCTCTACGGGCTACCGATAGGAATTTGACGCCCGCACGCTGGTGTGGGAACAGGTCCTCGTTGCCCTCTTCAAGGGTTTCTAGGTCACGAAGTTCATTAGCCGGGGTAATACGTGTAGTCACTTCGTTGGTTGCCCAAGAGGCCAATCTAGGGCCAATTTCAAGGTCAGTTTTGAAGGTAGACCGTAGCGCTAAGCACGTTGCCCATGATGCAGGCACAGCCCAGACTTGCGTCTTTGCGTCCCACTTTGCGCCAGGGATACTTTTACAAAGTTCCTTGAGACGCCACTCAGTATTTATTATTACGTGCTTGCCCGATTCATCGAGCTCTACGTTTACTGGCACCTTTTGCGTATCCTTTCGTCGTTAAGTCGCTATACTAACAGGAAACTACTTAAATGTTATTACATTTCTACTTAGTATGTAGTTTTTTATTGCAGAAGTCTTCTAGGGACCCAACCGAGCTTTACGCACTGCAATAAAGCGTGTCGTATCGCATCAAGAGCATGACCTTCACCACCCTTATGCCAATATTCCAGCTTCTTAAGTTTAGGGTTATCAAACATTGCCTTGGCGTCGGAAGGTGACTGAAGTATGATGTCATCTGCCTTTCTTCCCGCGTCCATAAGACATTGCTTTAAGATACCGATTTGCTCGAGGCTGTATGGAGCCTGAGATTTTTTTGCCGTCTGAGCGTTAATGATAAAGCGCTCGCAGACAACAATTACGTCAGGGTACTGAACAAGAGTGTCACGAATAGGCTTAGCATACTCTTCTTGTTGGTACTCTCCCGCCCAGAGCAAGACAGGCTCTTCACCGCGCTCAAACGAGAACAAAGTCATGCCTGTTGCCTTACCTGGATCTACAGATAGGATCACTTTCATCGATACTTTTCTCCCCAGTTCTCCATAGGTCCGTCAATTCCAGAAGTTAAAGGCACAGCCCAACCTTCGGTAGTAGTCATACATTGTTTTACAATTTTCATGATTTCCTGCGCGTCCTTGCGCGGTGCGTTAAGCACAATTTCATCGTGCACCGGAACGATTAGTAATTCAGTTAATTCTGCCTGATCTAGCTTTATTAAGTTAGACTTAAATACCTCAGCAGCTCCACCTTGAATTAAATAGTTAACAAGCGTGTACACTCGGTCTTCGTCGCAAGGTAAACGTCTACCAGTCCATGTGTACACGTAACCTTGGCCTTCTGCCTTAAGTCTGCGCATACCGGCGTCTTCAATTTGTTTTTGAAAGAGCGACATACCAGGGAAGCGCATGTCAAACGCATCTGAAACAGTTCTCATCTGGCCTTCTGCTACACCAGCTGTAAGCGCTTGTTTTGCGACGCCTGCGCCGTAGAGACGACCGTAGACAGTTCCTTTGATGAGATTACGACGCTTGTCCGACCGTTGCATCGTAGGGTCGTTGTAGATTTCACGACCAATTTCAGTGAACGGATCTGACCCTGTCGCATCTGCACGGTTAAAGAGTGTGATGAGGTTTGGGTCTTGTGAGAGGGATGCGAACATTCTAAATTCGACCTGGTCAAGGTCACTTGTGATGATGACATGATCTTCGTCCTTTGGGATAAAAGCAGTACGGACTGTATCGTCACCCTTAGGCAAAGTCTGCAGCGCTGGATTTTGTATTGACATACGACTTGTTCGTGCGCCAAGTGTCTTTACAGACGGGTGCACGAAACCATTTACGTTGTCATTGATAAAGTTTGCAAAGTACGTGTTAGCAAGCTTGTCTGCCTTGCGTTGTTTAAGTACTATCTCAGCAAGTTCTTTTACCTCGGAGTTACCTGAAATCGCTAAGAATTGTAGCTGATCTTTAGACGCGGACTTTTGACCCGAAGGTGTAAACTCGTTAATCTCTGCACCAAGAGATTCTAGCAAGCGCACTAGTTGAATGTTACTAGTTATAGAAACGCCAGCATACTTTTGCTGCGCCCACGACTTAACTTGCTCCGTGTAGGAAGTAAGCTCATCAAACTTCTTTCTAGAGTAGTCTAGGTCAATGCGCGCGCCATTGAGCTCCATACGCGTAACAATGCGGCGAGTCTGCATTTCAAGCTCGTACGCTTTGTGGTAGGGCTGTCCTGGACCGCACTTCTCGTAAAACTGTTCCCATAAGCGCATAGTTAAGATGCAGTCTAACGCACCGTATGACCAGTAAGGTTGAAAATTAGTAGGAACAGTTCCCCATGTCCAACCGTTCTTGACAAGCTCTTCATCAAGTGTACCTTGCAACGCAACCGCGCGGCCGTCAACGTGCAGAGCAGCAAGACGCTTAAGTGCGCCTGTGCCAAGTGGATCTATGATGTGCGCCATAATCATTGTGTCGTGCACTCTGTGCCAAGGTATTTTCCAACGCGACTGTATATCAAACCAGCGAGCTTCAAAAGCTACGTTATGGCAAACGATAGGTCCATCAAACTTATCCATAGCCTCATAGAAAACTCCGGCCCATTCGTCCCACGGCATAGCCCAGGACTGTTTACCATCGCCAACTTGAACTAAACGCAGTCTGCCGTGCCACGGTGATAGCGCATGGTCACGTGGGTTACCTGGAAGTTCTCCAGTTTCAGTGTCAATTGCAACCGCGTTATGAGGTCGTCGTTCACCTAGCCAAGTTATAAACTCGCCTGCCTTTTCTACGCTGTCAATTAAGTGAAGCTGAACTCCTTCTAAGTTATCAACCATTAGCTTCCTCAAATATCGTCATTTCAATGTTGCACTTAATAAAGTACTCCATAACTTTTTCTGGCTGTCTATGCTCGGCCTTTGATTGTATACGCATAACAACTCTAGACACACCAGAGTTAGAAACTAACTTCGCGCATTGCATACACGCAGCGTCTGTTATGTATATTGTTCCGCCTTCAGTACGAGATCTATCAACGTACAGTAACGCGTTTGCCTCCGCGTGTATAGATGGGCACGCATCATACATGTTGTCTAGTGGCGCAGTGCCTTGCGCACGTGGGCACCAGTTAATACATTCGCCTTCGTTTGGAAAAGATGCAGCTGGACCGTTGTAACCAGTAGAGCTTACGCGTTGGTCTTTAGAGACTACAACCGCGCCAATTTGAGCGCGGCTACAGCGAGAACGCAGAGCTACAGTATCCGCAACCTGCATCCAGACTTCATCCCACGATGGGCGAGTGTTCGTCATTCTGATAAGTCTCCCATACCTTCTGTTACCGATGCGGCAAGTACTTTTGCAACTAACGAAAGAGCTTCCTTAC